CGAGAGCCCTACCAATCCAGAGCACCGTTTAAAAGCTGAACCACATACTGCTAATCAGAAGAGGTTGTCCAATTCTTATGAGGCAGGAGAGCACGTTGTTGCCTATGGAACTGCTGGTACTGGTAAGACATTTATTACTTTGTACCATGCGATTAAAGAAGCTTTAGATCAATTTACACCATATGAAAAGGTGTATATTATTAGATCCCTTGTGTCAACTAGAGAGATTGGTTTTCTTCCAGGAGATCATGATGACAAATCTAATCTCTATCAGATTCCATATAAGAACATGGTTAAGTACATGTTCCAAATGCCTTCTGATGCTGAGTTTGAAATGCTCTATGGCAATCTAAAGACTCAGGGAACAGTTGGTTTTTGGAGTACATCATTCATTCGTGGCACTACATTTGATAATTCTATTCTCCTCATTGACGAATTTCAAAACTTGAACTATCATGAACTTGATAGTATTATTACACGGGTTGGTGACAACTGTAAGATTATGTTCTGCGGTGATGCAAGTCAAAGTGATTTGGTAAAGACCAACGAAAAGAATGGTATCTTTGACTTTATGAAAATTCTAGAGCAAATGCCTTCAGTAGATATCGTTGAGTTTGATGCTGATGATATTGTAAGATCTGGTCTTTGTAGAGAATATATTGTCGCAAAAAATGAATTAGGTATTGTATGAAGTATGATGTTTACTATGATCCTGTAAATTTTCATGATGAAAATATAATTGAGCATGAGGATCGTAGTTCTCATTCAGATTATACCTACAGTCAATGTCCTGTTTGGGGGCATATGTTTGACCGAACCTTTATTGGATATTCTCCTGTAGATTTTTCACTACAATATGAAGGTGACATTCTAAAGTATCAAATTGATGAGGAACCTTGTGTTACCATTAAGTTAGATGATGTTGATGAAGAATATGGTGACGAAAATATTTTCTTCACACTAAGTGATCTGGATAGTGATATCCATGTCATTCAGTTATCATTCATCAATTCATTTTTCTGGACATCATATAAACAAGAATACTTGTGGTTTGAATTTTTAGATCACCCACAAACATTTGCTGATAATAACTTTGTTGCTATTGGTGGATGGTTTAATCTTGCCAATCATCCAAGAACAACTTCTCTTGGTATTAAATATGAAGCAAACTCACATGGAGTTATGATAGAGAGAGGTGATCCACTCTATCGAGTTCGTTTCTATACTGATAATATGAACGACAAACCAATTCTTAAGAAGAAAAAATCAACGGATAGTATGTTTGATGCTCTCGAAAATCGAAGAGAAGTTTTATCTGAAGATTCAAAGTTCTTAAAAGAAGTTTTATTTGACAAAAACCTAAGAGGAAAATGCCCTTATCATGACGTTTAATCACATTAATCTAGATCTACCAGAACTAACTAGAGAAACTATTGATGGAGTTCGATATTATACAGTACCGAATCATGATGGTCCATTAAAGTTTGTATCTGCCACATCAGTTACCAGTCACTTTAATCGTGAAATTTTTATAAAGTGGAGAAAAAGAGTTGGTGAAGCAGAAGCTAATAAAGTAACCAAACAATCTACAAGTCGTGGTACTGACATGCACACTCTTGTAGAGAACTTTCTTCACAATAAAGAACTACCTTCTGGTTCTGTTCAACCACTGTCAGAGTTTCTATATTTGATTGCAAAAGATGATCTTAATAGGATCGATAATATTCATGCTCTTGAAAGGTCCCTATATAGTCAGCAGTTAGGTATCGCTGGAACCGTCGATTGTATTGCAGAATTTGACGGTGAGTTAGCAATAATTGACTTCAAGACATCTAAGAAACCCAAACCCAGAGCATGGATCGAAAACTATTTTGTTCAATGTGCGGCATATGCGTGTATGTTGTTTGAATTGACGGGTATTTCAGTCAAGAAATTCGTAATCATCATGTCATGTGAAAGTGGAGAATGCGTAGTCTATGAGGAAAGAAACAAATCAAAATATATCAAACTTCTCACTCAATACATTAGAAAGTTTGTCGAAGATAAACTGTCTTGACCTTTAAAGTATCTAATGTTATAATGTTATTATGAATTAATTTTATTATATGTTATCAATCTTTTCCGATATTATGCCGAAGAAAGAAAACGAAGAGTTAAATAAAGAACTAGAAAGTAAATTCTATTCTCAGGTGAAAGTGTCGCAGGATATTGAAGAAATCTATACCAAGAATTCTGATATGAGTTACATTGATAGTGTAATGCATTTCTGTGAACTCAATAAGATAGATGTTGAATCTATTCCTAAACTAATCTCAAAACCGTTAAAAGAAAAAATTAAATACGAAGCAATGGAACTTAACTTCCTAAAGAGAACTAGTAGAGCTAAACTCTCAATTTGAAAATCGATTTTTAGTTCCAAAAAAGGTCGTAAAAAAATCCCCAAAATTTTTTCGCACGAAGGGTTTTTCAAAATATTATGTTGAAGATGACTCCATTTGATTGTTATAAAACTTATCTTGGTTTAAAGAATCATTTCACAAAAGATTCTTATGATTACCACAAGTATTGTGGTAAAACCCGTGCCTCTCTTCAGTCTTTCTACAAGAGGAAAGATAGGTACTGGTTTGAAAAAATTTCTAGACAGAAAGATGATGATGAAGTTAGAGACTTTTTTGTTTCTAACTTCATTTCTTGTGATGATCCACAGACTCTATGGATTGGTGAGATCATTCGTTCTGGTCAGATGAATTATAATAAGTGGCAGAAGAGGAATCAATCTTTGTCATATGTTTTTCGAGAAGAAGTTCAAAGTCTCATTGAGAATAAAGACTTTGACTCATTGTTTTCTGTAGAAAAAGGTCATCCAATTATCTTAAAGAAGCATTTGTGTGGTGATATTTCTATCGAATCTTTGGTAATCTTGGAAAAGATCTTAGGATATAAGAAGCACTTTGATAAGTCTTTGAAAGATCCAGTATGGGAATTGACCAGTCTACGAATTAAAAAGTATATTCCTTTTCTAAATATCGATGTCTTTAAATACAAAAAAATCTTAAAGGAGATAGTTTTATGACTTTCTTTGAATCTGAACTTGTGAAGAATGAGATGGATGAGATCTCTAAACTACAAGAAAAAGTCTATTCAAATGTGTTTGTCTTTCCAAGTTTAGATAGAGATGGCAAACTTAAACATATTAGTGATCTTGAGATGCTTATGGAGAAACAAAAGATTCTTTACATGAGACTTGCATTATCAGATGATCCAGATGCATTGAATATGAAATTAAAAATTCAAGATTCTGCAACAATGATGGGTCTTCCTGAAGATGTTGACATGAACGCACTCTTTGCTAATATGACTAAGTTGGTTGGTAATCTCAAAGAGCAATTGCTCAAGGAAATCGATTGACACTAAATAAAATGCCTGCTATAATGGCAGAGCACACAAGCCACAATACAAACAAACCGAGGTAATCCGAATGTCCTTTTCAAATCTTAAAAAGCAATCATCTCTTGGTTCTCTGACCTCTAAACTGGTCAAAGAAGTAGAAAAAATGAGCACCAAGAGTGGTGGAGATGATCGTCTCTGGAAACCAGAACTAGATAAGTCTGGTAACGGTTATGCCGTGATCCGATTCTTGCCTGCACCAGATGGAGAAGAACTCCCATGGGCAAAGATGTACTCCCATGCTTTCCAAGGTCCTGGTGGTTGGTTCATTGAGAACTCACTAACCACAAATGGTGGAAAAGATCCTGTATCAGAGTATAATCGTGAACTCTGGAACAGTGGTAATGAAGCAGATAAGGAAACTGTCCGTAAGCAGAAACGCAAACTGTCCTACTATGCTAACATCTATGTTATCAAGGACTCTGCAAATCCTTCTAACGAAGGTCAAGTCTTCCTGTATAAGATTGGTAAGAAGATCTTTGATAAGATCATGGAAGCAATGCAACCAGAATTTGAAGACGAGCAACCCATCAATCCTTTTGATTTCTGGCAGGGTGCTAACTTCAAACTAAAGATCAAGAAAGTTGCAGGTTACTGGAACTATGATTCTTCTGAGTTTGATCGTCCTGCTAATCTACTAAATGATGATGATGCACTAGAAGCAGTTTGGAAGAAGGAGTACTCATTAGAGTCTCTAACTGCAGCAGATCAGTTCAAGACTTATGATGAACTGAAGACTCGTCTTGACTATGTTCTAGGTAACAAAGGTACTCCTCGTTTCCAAGATCAGGAAACTGTAGAAGAGGAAGCAGACTTCCGTCGTCAAAACCGTAGTGAAGAAACTTCTTTCACTCCCAAGTTCAATTCTGCTCCAACTCCTGCACCTGAACCTTCTCTTGAAACTACCACAGGAGAAGATGATGATGCACTATCATTCTTCCAAAAACTTGCTGAAGAAGATTGAGGTTAACTTATGAGAGGGTTTGCTTAACCCTCTTAGTTATTGCAGCATATTATAGTTTAATATTTAAATAGATTCTGTATCTTTAAGGGTTCTGCTGATAAAACCAGTGGAACCCTTTCTATATGACATGATCTCATCCATATCTTCAAATACAATATTTAAGTATAATGGTTTTAGTATCTTGATTACTCTTTTTTGTTCTTGAATTCTTTCTTCATATGTGTAATTTGTGACTGGAAAAGAACAATCTTCAAGAGATACATGTTGACCTAAATCACCATCATAGTATTCAACTTTATGGTTTACATTCACAACAACTTTTGCTGGAAAAACTACTGTACCATTAGAATTTTTTATTCTCTTAGATTCGTAATGATGAACTTCATATATTGCCTCATAACTTCCATATTTTTCTAGTAGGAAATCATTATATAAATTTGTAGGCATTGGCCATTCGTTTTGGATATTTAAAATGTTATTAGTAATTAAAACTACCCAATCTAAATCAGAATCACCATAAACTTTTTCTGCAACATTGTCTGGTCTTTCATCACCAACAATAAAATAATCTTCAAAGTAAGTTGTTTGACTTAAAATGTCCTCTCTAAGTTTTGCTCTTCTAAAAATATTTTTAGCATCAACTTTTAATCCAGGAGAACCTATCTCCAGAAGATTTTGATACTTTATGTTTGGTAGTCTTTTAAAGTAATTTGCCATGATTAATATCCTATTTGGTCTGTAGGTATGCCTGTATAATCATCATAATATAGTGGTTCCATTTCTGTAAATGATAATGACATGGTGTATGCAGTCATCGTTGCTGCAGAATCATTGAAAGTCATATAACTTCCATCAGGAATATAATTAACGTTTACAGATTTCAAAGCACAAACTTTAGGTCTACCAATTGATGGGTGATTACCATCACCTGATTGCCCACCTCGATGATAAGAAATTTTATATACATTTGGTGCGAGTAAGAAAAGATTTGTTGACTCTTTCCTCACTGCCATCGATTGCTTAAACATTCTAATAATTCTTCTGACCATTACTGCCTCAGCAGAGTTTCTTGGTCGTAATTGATATGAGAAAGAAAAATTTCTCAACTCTGGTTTTTGGAATAGTAAAACCATATTCGGATTTAAAATACCACCACTAGTTCTGGAAAGCATATTTGTTGTTTGAGATGCTGCTTGAGCAGCTTGCATCGCAATATATTTCTTTGCTTCTACACTCTTACCAGAAAGAGCAGTTTTTGCATTAGCTAAAGATTTACCAAGACCTCTACCACCATCAATAATAGCACCATAAGCTGCCTCATATGCAAATGCTTTTAAAGGATTTACTTCATTATTTCCCCAACCAACAGCATTACCATCTTCAGCACCACCCGATATAGACAAATAGCACGTTCCTTCTAATTTACCAAGACCTGCAGAATCAAAACCTATTTGACCTGCACTTTTAAATGTCTGGGGTTCATATCTATGTGTTGCAAATTTTATATAATCTTGTTCAAGTTTAACCATTTTTTCAGGAAACTGTAACGTACCAAAATCCCTAGATTGTGATTTGAATGTTATTGGATTCGCAGATTCGTAGGCAGTTTCTTGACTTGTATCTTCATTTGTTTCACCATCAGTATCATCATCGGAACCAGTGTCATCATCTTCTTCTGAAGTTTCAACCTCTGTGGCAGTTAAAGAGTTTGATTCTATTTCTGTAACAGTTAATGCACTACTAGATATCAGTTTTTGTTGATCCTCAATCGATAGATTAGCATTTCTTTTTTCTGTACCATTTCTCTGCAAATCATCATTCCCACCATTAGCCATCGCAGAATTTAATTTACTTTGACTAATATTTTGACCACCAGGAAGATTTTTTGTAGATTGTAGTAATGCTTCTTTGTCTGTAATAGTAATTTGTCCGTTAGATTTGACGGATCCACCTCTTCCAATTAATGTTTCTGTACCATTAATTGTTGTATAAATTTCATATCCACCATCTTGCTTTACTAGTTGGTCTGCTCCACCATCACTAGAAGTTGGAAACCTATAGATTATTGGTATATTAAATTTTTTATTTTGTACTCTAGAACCCTTGCCCACATTAATATCTAGACTCAGAGTATGTTCTTTTTTCTCTTTGTATGTCATCTAGTGGATGCTGTTATTCAGCTATTTAGTATTGTTTTTTGATATGGTATTGATTTCATATATTCAATCTCTTCATTATATACCCGATGAACTTTACCAATAACTTCTTGCCAAGTATATCGTCTTGGCATACTTAAATGAAAGTTCAACCCAGTGAATCCCCAAGAATGAATAGAAGTGCAGGCAATTAATGGATGTTGATCGTAAATAATGTTGGGAGTTTTTGCAAGATAAACAAATGTATAATAATTTCCTGGTTCTGGAATATATTCAGACTCGGTGAATACTTCAAGAACTGCAGTCATATAATCATCTGGATCAGAAAAGGTATCGATTAGTGCTCCTAATTCTGCAGTGCGATTCATCTCTTAATGCCAAGTTCGTTTTCTGTTATGATTTTAAATTCAAGTAAACGATCAGCACAAAATTCTGATGCTGCTCTCCATTTTGCTTGGTTTACTGCGTATGTTTTTACCTCATACAACCATGATTTAGTCTTACGTTTTGGTTTTGGGTTAGGTTGTTGTGTTTGTTTATGTGGTTTTACTTCAATTACATACTTTTTAATTTTACCATCTCTTTCACGAACCTTAACGAAAAAATCTGGAAAGTATTTGTGAACTCGATTATCAACAGGAGAACGATAGGGTATCCAAAACTCTTCACTACCCCATTCTAAAATACTTTCATTAGTATCACACCAATTGCAGAATCTCCTTTCCCACGAACTTCTACAAATTATATTATTTACATCACCCACATACTTTTGAGTGTTTGAAGGTTTAAATCTACTCTTGATGCTTTTCGACATCTCTTATACATAGTATAACGAAGTATCTTTATTTATAGTGTAATGGCAGCCACTGGACCAAAGAAATTTAGTATGGCTGATGTCAAAGCCAGGATGGGTAACTATGCATCCACTAACTATTATCATGTATATTTTAAAATACCAAGTAAAGCAGAACAATTCGTAAAAGCACAGTATGGAGTCAATACATCACAATATCAAAATTTAGTAGAAATTGCTTGTATTGATACTACGTTGCCAGGTTCTAGTCTTGTAACTCATGAAATTACAAATGATTATACTGGAATTACTGAGAGACATGTATATCGTAGACAATTTGACGGTAAAATTGATTTTACGTTTGCTGTTGATAGAGAATACACTCTCCTAAGAATGTTTGAAGGATGGATGGGATATATTGGTGGTGAAAATGATCCACAAAACTTTTATAATAGGGATCAGATCAACGAAAGTTATAGAGTCCCTTTTACGAATGATTATATGTGCCAAAATTTATCCATTGTTAAGTATGAAAAGGATAGTTTCTCTCCATCAGGATCTAAAAAATCACTAAAATATACTTTTTTAAATGCGTTTCCGATTGCTATCACAAGTATTCCAATATCTCAAGGACCAACTGACTTCTTGACAATGACTGTAACTATGGATTATCAAAAGTACTTCACCGAACCTATTCAGGGTAATTCCAGTTCTCCTGGTGAAGAAAAACCTAAAGCATCCGATGAAAATGTCGGAGCTGAGACTACTGCAGCAACACCTGGAGCAAACGGTCTCATAGGAGATGGGTATGATCCATACCAAGGATTTGCCTAATAAATAAAATTACTGAGTTGAAATACTATGCCATTACCAACAATTGCTACACCAACGTTTGAACTAGAGTTACCTTCAACAGGACAAACGATTGAATATAGACCATTCCTAGTTAAAGAAGAAAAGGTTCTCCTATACGCATTGGAGTCTGAAAGTCAGAAACAAATTAGTAATGCAGTGAAGACTGTTATTAAAAATTGTATCAAAACAAAAGGTATCAAGGTTGAAAAACTTCCAACCTTTGATATTGAATACCTATTCTTGAACATTCGTGGAAAATCTGTTGGAGAAGATATTGAGGTTAATTTAATTTGTCCCGATGACGGTGAGAGTACTGTCACTGTTCAAATTAATGTTGATGATATTGAAGTTCATAAGGAAAAAGGTCATGATCAACAGATCAGACTAGATGATACCATTATGCTTGAGATGGCATATCCATCACTAACACAGTTCGTTAAAGATAACTTTGATTCTGAAACTGAAGCAGATAGATCTTTTGATTTAATTGCAACATGTATTGACAAAGTTTATACTGAAGACGAAGTTTGGGAGGCTGCAAACTGCACTAAGAAAGAACTTATGGAGTTTGTTGAGCAAATGAATTCAACACAATTTAAAAAGATTGAAGATTTCTTTACCAGTATGCCCAAACTATCCCATACTGTAAAGATTGTAAATCCAAATACAAAAGTTGAAAGTGAAGTTGTACTTGAGGGTCTAGCATCTTTTTTCGCATAGGCATGATCCATATGGATCTTGAGAATTATTTCCGTCTCAATTTTGCCTTGATGCAGTACCATAAATATTCATTAACTGAGATCGAGAATATGATTCCGATCGAACGTGACATCTACGTTATGCTACTTCAACAACATCTTGATGAAGAGAAGTTAAAACAGCAGACAGCAAATGGCATCTAGGACTAGCACCGATCCACTAGAAATACTCTTAGAGATGGGTGTAGACCTAGATAATCTCTCTGGTGAGGAAGATTATCTTAGTGCCTTGATGGAGGCGGCAGCAACTATTGAATTCTTGACAAAAGGAAGTGGTGATGAACGTAGTGCTGCCCTTAGAAAAGAAATTATAGCAGTAAGAAAGAAAAGAAAAGCAGCAGATCCAAAGTTTAAAGCAAAAACTGCAAAAATATCTAAGAGTTCTTTTAAACCAAAGCAGGCACCTAAACAGAAAGTATTACCTTCAAGTGCTCTTGTTCCGTATCAGAGTCCAGAGAATAAACCTGAGGAAGAGAGTGGAAATAAAAAAACAAAAAATGAACTTGTAAAGTCTGATAAAAGTGAAAGTATTTTTTCTAGTATTCTGAAGAATATCATTGCAATAAAAGGTCTCATTAAGGAAAGACTTAATGTAACTAAGAGTATCAGAAATGCTGAGAGAAAGAACCTTCTGAAGCAGAAAAGAAAAGCAAAAGAAGATTTGTTAGAAAAGGATAAGAAAGGAAATGGTTTCCTCAAAAAATTAAAAGGTGCTTTACCTCGATTAAACATATTTGATGCAATATTTAATTGGATCAAGAATGTAGTTCTAGGTAGAATTCTTATCAAGATCATTGATTGGATGTCAGATCCAAAGAATAAGAAAAAACTTGATACTCTTGGTAGGTTCTTAAAAGATTGGTGGCCAGCACTTACTGCTGCATTTGTATTGTTTGCTACTCCATTGGGTGCTTTTATTAGAACCGTAGTAAGTGGAATGGCAAGACTTACTGCGTTCTTAGTACGAAGAGCAATACCTGCGTTAATAGGTTTTGCAGCAAAGAATCCACTTGCAGCTGCTGCAGTTGCCACTGCCATCGGTGCTGGTGTTTTAGCATATAGAGCTAAGGATGGCACTGAACAGCAACTAGAAGAGAAAGGTCTGAGTGATGCTACTCCAAAGGAGCAAGCAGATGAACTATCAAAACCTGGTAGTATTATGGAAACATTTACTAGGGGTCTACTACCTTCATTGAATGATAAACGAGAAGGATATTCTGGTGGTGGTATGGCTCGTGGAACTGATACTGTTCCTGCCATGCTCACTCCAGGTGAGTTTGTAATGAGTCGTGGTGCTGTTGATAAGTTTGGTAGTGGTTTTATGGAATCTATCAATGCTGCTGGTGGTGGTACAAATAAACCAAAAATAATGAGTGGAACCACATATGCATCAGGTGGTGGTAGTGTTATTGCGTCCGATTCTAAAGTGAGTTATTATGATCCATCTCTTGGTGGAATTAATGCGAGTGGTGCTAAAACTGCTAGTGGTCTACCTGCTACTTCTACTGGTGAAGGATATAAACCAGAGGTATTTTCTGCTGCAGCATT